CAATCTTTGTATAAATACATTTATGAGAATTTGTTAGAATAATAAAACCTTATGCTTACTAGAGTTGTAAGATTTGCAATCTGTGTAGTCCTTTCGTAAAAGGCAATCGCAAGTGTATAGTTTTCTCAAAGATACAAAAAAAAAGCATCCGAACCACCAGATGCTTTCAAACCTTTAAAACTATTGTAAAATGAAAAATTACAAGTATAACCTAAAGTTATAATAATATTTCTAAAATACAAATAAATTCTCTTCCAATTTATCTGCAACATACGGTTCTATAATATGTTCATTAACGTAATCATTGTGTTTCTGTGTTAAATCAAATATCTCACCGTACTCTTTTTCTAACATTCTTTGCTTTCCATCAATAGTGTAAATATCAAACTCATCATCACTACTTATTTTTAACCCCATTGAATCAAAAGTATCACCAGTCCATTGAAAATTATATGGCGAACCTGCTGTTTTAGGAACACTAACACCTTGTGTATCTGCGTAAGCTTGTGTCGAAGTAGCATAAAATCCATTACCATCATACCAACTTAAAGGCATATCAAATGAGTTTTTACCTTTTGCTAATTGACCAAATCTAACAAAATCTATTATTTCACCACTGTTTTTTTTTACAGCTTCCTTAGCCCATTGTGGTATTTTACCTTTGAGTTGCTCTAAATTTGCTAAAACTTTTTCCGTAATCATAATATAAAGATACAAAAAAACCCCTAACGTTAATTAGAGGTTTCCTTAATTTGCTATTAATCAATTACGCTATTACAGTAGTCGTAACAACTTTTGACTTATACAAGTCAACATCTTTAACAATTACACTCCTAGAATCTACACTATTGTATAGTTGAGCAGTAATAGCTTCACCTGTTGATAACGCAGCTACAGTAAACGTGTAAGTACCATCTGGTGCTTCATTTACCGTTTGTGCCAATGTAGCACCATCGTTAATTATTAAGAAGTCTGCTGTTAATGCACCTGTAAATGCACCACCATTTTGCTTATTCTTAGCTGTTACAACAAGAGTTGTATCTCCATCAGTTGGTACACTATCAAATGCTAGAGTAACCTCGTTAATACCATCTACATTCTGTGGAAAGAAAGTTCCCAATTGTGATTGTGAAATGTAAACGTAGTTAATATCCAACTCTGAACGTGTTAATAATTGGAATCCAAGACCTTCTTTCTGACCTACCGCATCAGTTGGAAAAGATAACTTCATCGCTTGTAACATACCTACGTTGAATCCTTTTAAACCACCGTTGTTAGCTTTTGTTCCTAAGATATTACCATCTCTATCAACGAATAATACGTTGTAAGATCCAAAACTATTTAACGAATGTAAAGCTGCGTGAAATGCTAAACCATTAATAAAGGTTAAAGCAAACTCGTACATACCTAAAGTCGCTACTTGTTTTGTTCCATCTTCTAATGTTTCAATTACATCTTCACTAGAATTGTCAGTGAATGTTCTTGCCCCTTTTAATACAATCAAGTTTCCTTGCTCTTGTAAAGTTTGAACATACGTCTCGTCAAGTGTCTCTGCTCCATTGAAAATAAAACCATCTGGTACAAACCATAATGCTGATGCTTTCTTTAAGAACTGCTTACACCCCTTTGTACCTGTTCCTAGAACTGCGCCTAGACCACAAGTAACTAAATTGTAAATATCGCTTAATGCTGCCATTTTTTATACTATTTTTTTTGATCGAAAGTCTCTATATTGACCTTCTGTTAATTTAATGGTTTTACCTGGTTCAATCCATTTACCACTTACCTTTAATCTTGTCTTTACAACATAATCCTTAGTAATCGGTTTCTTTTTTGAAACAACAACCTCTTCTATTACTTCTTTTTTTACTATCTTTTTTGCCATTTTACTAATTTTTAATTAAATACAACTATCCTCTATATAATATGATAAATCTACATTTACCGAAAAACAATGATACGGATGTAAATCCGAAAATTTAATACTAGATGTATCGAATCCCCTAAAAACATTACTAACTCCTTTCTCTAAGCTTTTAATAGTGAATCTACTAAAAGAATTGTTCCTAAGGAATTCAATAACATCACTTTGAACTTTAGCATCTTCACGATATGTTTTACTCTCTAGTATTCTGCTTAAATCAACCATGAATACAATCTTAACCCCTGTATTGAAAACGATTTCGTCGTCGGTGTTATGTGTCTCATCATCAATAAACATAAAACTACAAGCAAAGCTGTCGTTGTACATTACATCTTTATACTCATTGTAATTAAAATACCATTCTGGCATTACCTTACCTTTTTCGTCAGTATTTCTATAAACCCTACCGTAACCATCAATATTGCAATTCCATATATCAGTAAGATGCTTGTACATACTTATCTGAATACTTTGAATTACAGTGTCAATTCCACTTGTAGTCTCTATCGTATTGTTCATCTAAATTATATTTATCTTCTGGTAACAACCCGAAAACTTGACCTTTAGTAATGTTTTTAATTAAATTTCTCTGCTGTCCAAAACGCCTTTGAACTGATTGTATCTCAAATCCGTATCTAGTGGCTACACCCATAGAATATTTATAATTAGCACCTCTAATAGCGAACTTATTTGGTGCTTCTCTGTAAATATCATAATTGAGCTTACCTACAAAACCTTCTGTGAAACGCTGTGTCTTATTTATACGACCATTGGTCATTATAAGCTCAGCCACAACCACCACCATTCTCAATGAGATGGCACTATCAAAGGCACTTGGGTATGCAGTTAGTAAATCATCATTTATATAGTCTTTTTCAAAAGCATCATCTAATACTTGAACCACCGCTTGCTCCCTAACCATTTCTAGGTAAGAATTAAACTTAGATTCAGATATATTTACAATAGGTTGGCAATCTCTTATATTAGCCAAAGTAACGCAACTATGCTCACTCTGAAAGAACTTACCACTTACCGTTGTAGAATTATTAGCAGATAACGCAAAACCTAATACAGTCTCGTCGTCTCTCCATCCTATTCTATCAACTAATATATCTTTTGCTTCTGAAATCGTCATTATTTATGAATTAGCTTGAACAACTCTGTAGATATGAGATTCTGTCGCTGTACTTAACCAAGACCCTTCAAGAGCATAAGTTAATGCGATTTCATACTCATCTACTATATCCTGTACGTTACCAGCAGACCCACTTGTGTCAGCTACATTACGTTTAACGTGTAAATCTAAGTTGAATCCGAAAGTTGGATCTACCATAGTAGTAAATAAACCTTCGTTGTTTCCAACACTACCTAAACCTCTACGGTTAGCAAGTTCGTTCCAAGTAGTCATACCTACTAGACCTCTTTCCCATACGTAAGCACTAGAATCAGCAGTAATGCCCATCTGTGGCTCTTCGTATAATTCAATACCTGGAATCTGGAAAGCTGTGTTATCAGCATTTGTAACACCATTAGCACCTAAAGAACGGTATAACGCACCGATTCTTTGGTCTCCTACCATTACAGTTTCCATAGCGTTGTACTTGTTCAACCTTTGAGTTGCCTTTACATAATCAAAGAAAACATCTCTATCAGCTAATACGTTATCGTATTGGTCGTTAGTTGTTTCATCAAATACCATAAGACCATCCGTACCAATCTGTGAACGGTTAGTTGCTAACCATGCGATGTTATCAGTTGATAAATCTGTGTAAAGAGAAATCAACTTGTTTTTCATCTCATGTTGTAGAATATCATCATACCCTAAACGGTTCATATCAGCTTGCTTGTACGAAACTTTGAAAGTTTGTGTCTTTCTGATATAAGTAATATCCTTTACAAAAGAATCAGGGAAAGCAGCAGCGGCGTGAGTTGCCGATTTAGCACTACCCGATGCAGTGTAAGTTCTAAGGTTTAAATCTACCTTAGTTGGTTGTGAATCCGCTTGTTTTAGAGCATTTAAGTTTCTAAAAACCTCGTTTTCACCAGCTATTAAAGCCTTTGTCGCAGAATGTTCGTAATCACGAAATTCTCCTTTATCAATTAAATTGTTACTAGCTTTTGTAATAGCAGCAAGTAATTGAGTATCTGTTAAATTTGCCATTTTTTATTAATTTAATATTTCTGGATTTTCTGTAGCTAACTCCTTCAATAGTGCGTTAGCTTCTGCACTAGCTGCACCGATACCCTTTTGTGAAATATACGCTTCAAACTCTACTAAATTAGTAGGCTTTCCATTAGATGATTGTGAACTTCCACTTCCACCACCTCTACCACGAGGTTCTGGTGCTTTATCCCAACCTTTATCACTAACATAACCACTTACAGCACTAGATAAATCTAATGGCTTTTCGTATTGGTCTTTCATCTTTTCACCATTCTTATAAATCCCATCGTCTTTAATCTCATGGTTAAGAAAGAACAAACTAACAGCTTCACTTTTAGATAAACCTATATTTTCAGGTAGATCTGGTATAAGTGATTGTGCCGTAATCCTAGTTTCTTTTTGTCTGAACGTACTTTCTAAGTCTAAGAGTTGCTTTTCCTTCTCTGAAACTACACCTTGTAATTTCTCTAAAGACATTTGTAACTCATCAACCTTTTTATTAGGCTCAATACTTGCATCCTTTAATATCTGCTCTTTATATGACTTCAAAAGCTCATCATCATCCTTTATAGGGTTTTCAAACCCTGCTTTCTTACTCATCTCTTTAAGCAACATCTCTTTAGATGCAATCTTACCTTCATCATACTTATTCTTACCATGATTGTCTTTGATTTGCTCAAATTCATCAGTAGTAAAAATCTTTATGTTTTCTGGTAATTTAAAATCAACTTCCTCTTCAGAAGCCAAAACCTGTGTCAAATCCTCGACTTTGAGCTTTAGCGCACCTGCTAATAACTCTATAACCTTTTTATTCATAATCTATTAGTTAGATTCTTTTAATTCTTCTATTTTTCTAGCTACTACATCTGCACTCCAACCATTAAAGGCTTTTTTACCTTTAAGCTCTTCGTACTCATCTCTCAAACCACTAAACTCTATAGCTGAATACTCTCTACTCGGTACTTCAACTTCTTTTTTAGCCTGTTTTTTAGCTTTTTTCTTAGCCTTAGGTGAATCACCACTAGCAATATACCTAATTCTATAATCATCAGAATAAACATTCATTCGTTCCGCTTGTTCTTCTGTAATCTTTACAGATTTCTGGACTTTCTTTCCAGTTTTGTCTTTAACCATTAAAGGTTGCCACTCTCCCCTGTGCAACTCTTCTACATTAAACACTTTCATTACTTCCATCTTGTAATTGTTTTTGATTTATATAAATATCTAAACTCGCTCTTAATTCCTCTTCAGTCCAAAATACCTTTTCAGCTTCTGCTAAAGAATTAAGCCAAGTACTGTAATACATTTTTCTTAGCTTGTCAATCTGTGGCAAACCATCAATAGACATTACATCTATTGCTTTCATTGTTGGAAATGGCTCTATCTTAGCCAATTTAACGTTCTTTGCCAACTCAAAGTTATCACTTTGGTATTCAGCATCAAAATACTGCATCCTTAAATCCAATAATACCGTTTCCGATATATCAAACTTAGTCGATTCTGTATATTTCTTTAATATATCATCAGGGCTTTCAAGTATATACCTTGTTCCGTAAGACACGTAAGATTCATAGCCAGGATTCCTTAATAATACCTTACCATAGCAATCCAACATAAACTTGTGCATCTTAGAGAACGTATCTGACATATCTCTAAGCCTGTCTTGTACTGGTTGTGCATCTAAAAACCTTCCTGTAGCTGTTTCTCTTTTGCCACCTTGCTGATACGTTGTTCCCCACATGGATTGAAACATTCTGTTCCTGTCTATGTCCATTTTATCTTGGTAGAACTTTGCAGTCATTAAATCAGGGCTTACAAACCCTGCTACATTCGGTGTAATTATAGGCTCACCATCTTGCGGTTGCTGTAATATTTTAGCATCACTAGGATTTGTTCTATGCGAATAACCATCTCCACCACAACTATTACAAACCTCTTCTTCTTCTACAGCACCATCTTTCATTGTGATAATAGTACCTTCACCCTTACATCTATTACACTCACTTGCATATTCCCAATATCTAGGGTATAAATGTGCTAAGTCATGTATGTTACTCGTAGATACAAGCCTTAATAAGCTATCTGCATCCTCTATAACATCTGCTATAACAGTCTCAAATATATCTTCGTTAGGGTTCTTTTCATCACCCAATATTAAAGCAGGTACAAAACCAAAGAAATTATCTAATCTCGAGCTAACCTCTTCCTTTATAGTACCACCATCATTTACGAATATCCTATCGGTTTCACCATCAATAACCCTATAGTACTTTTTATCTCTTTCCTTCTTTAAACGTTCTGGACTTACAGCTTCAAAGAACCTTTCATCTTCTCTACGTATCTTTTTCTTATAAGGCTCAAATATAATAGCCTTTACGTTATTACCCTTGTTCTCATACCACATAATCTCGTTAGAGGTTACTACGTGTGTCTCTAACATACCATCAGGGTCAACATCTATAAACAATACAGCGTTTGGATCTATAAAGTAATGTTTCTTTACAACTTTTTTTAGATACTTCTTAATATCTAAACCATCAGCTACCTCATTGATATTCTGACGAAGCATATTAATCTCGTTCTGTGGTAAGTTGTAAGTTACATTACCGCCCTTAGCTGTAAATATCTTATCTGTAGGTCTTAATATAAACGAAAAAAGAGAACGGTTAGATTTAACCAACTTCTCTCTTAGTAGTTTTTGAGCGTAAGTTTCGTAGTCGTCTAGTTGCTCTAAATAATCAATAACATTCCTTCCTGTTATGTGCATATTGACTTTCCTAGCTTTTTTTCTAGCCAATGTCAATTTATCAGAAACCCCCTTCTCAATTAAGGAAATTACCTCGTCGTTATTTAAAACCATTAAAAATAATTGTATTTACTAGCAAAATTAAGAAAATTTTATTATAAAACAATGTTTTTACTTGCTAATCTTTTTTTTAGATTAAGTGAGTGTTCCAAATTAATTCGCCCTCTTCTTTATTTATAATGTACTTCCCTGGTTCAAAATCACTCCTTACCCATTTTGCTAGAAAATCTACTTTTCCTTTTCGCTCAACTCGATAAACGATTCCTTCGGGTTTTTCATCTGCCCAAATTCCGTAAGTTCCTTTATTAAGTATCGGCAAAAGTTTATCTACACTTACCGCATTTCCTCTATGTAACAGTCTTGGTATTTGAATTTCGTATTTTTCGTAAAGAGAATTTAAGAAGTCAAAAGACTGCCTTTCGTTTTTATCATTGAAGTAATCAAAAAACACTATTGGTGATAATTTTCTGTGTATTTCATACTTAATTCCGTGAGCTTGTGCCAACCATTCTCCTGTTATTCTTTCGCCATTATTAAGTATTTCAGAGTATAGTTTTTTGTTGTTTTCAACCCATTTTGCAAAAATTTGATGTTGCTTATATGGGCTTGTGCTTGCCTCATAGCCACTTCTTGTAAGAGCAATTATTTTATTATCAAGTTTTGCAATTCCAATATTAGAACCATCGTATTTTTCAAAGGCAAATATTTCATCGTGCTTATCTCGTTTCTTTTTGGTCAATATCCTTTCTTGTCCGTGATTTATAAAATGGTCGCCAGAACCTAATTTACTATTAGATAAATGTGGTATGCTTCCGTAATTTTTTTTCCTAATGGTTTCATAATTATTTTATTACATCGTGCTTCTTGGTGCTGACCCTATAAACTTACGTCTGCTTGGCTTTAAATCAAAGAATACCCTCATAAACAAAGCATCTCTATAGTCTGGCGACCTACCTATGTCCGTCTTTATCTTACCCTTAGTCTTGCATTCTAACTTAGTACCATCCCTTTCATGTGGTGCGCTCTGTATTTGAGCCAACTCCACCTTTATATCTTCCTTCTGCTTATTGGTTAAGTCACAATCTATCCATAAACCACCCTCGTTTATCTTTTCAGCCAACTTATACAAACACTGAACTTGCAGATTCCTGTAATTAGGCATCTTATTATCTACCTTTATAGGTCTTGCACCATTTATAAAGCCTTTAATACCACCCATATCTACTAAACCACCCCCTACACCATCAGCATCAGCTATACATCTTATCTTTGGTATTCGATACTTGTTTCTTAAATACATAATACTATGTGCTATGTCCGTTATCTTACTAAAGTCAAACGTCAGCATCTCTACAACCTTCCATCCCCTCCATGCCACTATAACAGCCTTATCACTACCAAAACGTGCTATATCCGCAGTTATATAAGCCTTACCTTCTGTTACATGGTCGTTCTCAAAAACACTCTCTATCATCTCTTGGTCTGCTAACTGATATGGATTGTCCTCATAATCCCAATTCCCCTTAAATAACCTCTCATAAGTAGGCTTATGGTCTAAAGCTTTTGCCATTAAACCATCAATATAGTCCTGGTCTATAAAAGGATTCTCCGTTACCAAACAGTTGAGGTATATTCTCTGCGTTGGCTTTCGACCATTCTCCAATAATATCTTATTCTCCTTCTTTAACTCACCCTTCTTGTGCTTATCGTAAAACTTGGTCTTTGCCCAATTCTGCTTAGGGTTACACGTCAAGAATAACTTCTTCTTTAAACCATAAACCTTATTGAAGTGCCTTCCTATCCTAGTTCCCAATACTATAACCGACATCTCGTTAATCTCACCGACCTCTTCAACCCAACCACTAGTGTATTCCGTAGAACCCAAATCCTCGTACATCGGATCGCTAGGCTTATAAGCAACCTCTATCAAATCTATCCTACTTCCATTTGGAAACTCTATATAGTTCTTCTGTGCATTGAAATTATAATCCTTAATATCATATTCCTTACATACCTTCTTAAACGTCTTGAACACCGAACCTAACAAGTCCTTTAACTGATTCCTGGCTATAAACCAACTCGTGTCTGGGTACGCTAAACAACTGAACACTATCCAACATACCCCAGTCCATGTTTTTGCACCACCTGCTGCACCACCATAAAGGAACTCTTCATGCTTGTTATCAGTAAGTATCTCTAAAGCTCGTCTCTGCTTCTCATGGATAGCCTTACTGCCAACCACAAAATCACCCTCACTGTTATTGGCTATGCCCTCAACAATAAAGCCGAAATCCCCTTTTTTGAAGAGTTCGACCCTAATATCTAACGGTGTTAAGCCACTCGTAGCTTCATCAAATTTCCTTTGGTCAATCTGCATTTAATTCTTTAATACGATTATTTAATTCAGTACAAATACGTAACTTTTCTTTGGTATTGTTTCCGCAAAACATATAAGAAATACAGTAACAACTTATTAACCTATCAAATTCTTTCATAAAATCATACTGTTAAATGATTAATTTTTTATACTTGGCACTTTTGGTGTGCTTTGGTTCTTGTACTTGCTTATCATACTCGCCCTAAAGTCCTGCATCTTCATCATCGCCTCCAACTCCTTCTCCTTCTCCTTAACCCTCTTACCTATGTAATACAATATCACAATGCAAACCAACGCAACTACAACCAATCCTAACCCTAAATATATCATAAGTCTATTGTTTTCTCTTTATTATCCTCTATCTGACCCGTCATTAAACTCAATACAGCGTTCAACTGCTCTGGTGTCGCACTGCTTATATCAATAGTCTTGTTCTTCTGCCTATTATGTATCTCATAATGACCTGCCATCTTATTCAACATATCTAAAGCCTTCATCTTATCCATTAACTTTATAGTCACATACTCCTCAACAACATCTTCACCCTTATGTGTGTACTTCTTCTTCTTATGAACTATACTAGCTATAGACCTCCTTACACTACTAGGCAACGCCTTCAACTCCGTAGGTGTCATATCCAAATAATCAGTGGCATCAGCCTGAATCCAATCAATTAAGTTCTGCAATACGTTCTCTTGGTCTAAAACTATACTCTCACGTATCTGATTTCGTAACTTATTAATATACGCCTTGCCATGCTCACTCTTCTTTATCTTGGTGAAATACGCAGAAGCTGTATTGTCAGCCCAATAAGACCGTATCTTCTGAACA